AAACTAAACCCAACTCGATTATGATGACAGGTTTAAAGAGGAAATCCAAAGTTGACCCGTGCAGGGTTTGGGATCATCCTTACAGACCCCACCTTAACGATTAGATGAATCCTTAAGTCTGAGAGAATGAGGGGGTTATCGTAATTCTTAGAAGCCGACGGCCATGTAATTGATGGTGTAGGATGTGGTGACGGGGGTCAGTGTGTTAACGAGGTAATAGATGTTGCAGGTGGTCGTCGTAACGTTTTGGGCGGAGAATGTGACGTATTCGCCGTAAGAGCTTTGAGCCGTTATGAATATGAGTGGTGTGTTATTGAATGTTATCCCGTATGTGACGGACACATGACTGTCTGTTCCCGGAGCAGCCGATGGGGTGGTCGTCTGGCCATAAATGACCCGGAGACCTACCGTAATCTCGTTGGTCGAGGTATTGATGCCCAGTAGTGTGGACTGGGTGGCGCTGCGCACGGGGCTGACATAAAAGGCATTCGCGGTTGCACCGCTCAGGGCGCTCCCCGATGCGTTGAGGACGATCGAGTTGGCGGGCTGATTGGTCTGACCCGCCAGGTTGCCGATTGCGATCGAATTCGCTCCCTGACTCGTCGACCCGGCCTGGTAGCCCACTGCGATGGCATTGGCTCCCTGACTCGTCGACCCGGCCTGGTAGCCGACCGCGATGGCATTGGATCCCTGGGTCAGGTATCCGGCCTGATATCCGATTGCGACCGCATTCGGACCCTGAGTCAACAGCCCGGCCTGGACGCCTATGCCCACCGCATTCTGTCCCTGCGTGTTCTGTCCCGCCTGGTACCCGATTGCAACCGAGGTGTTCCCCTGTCCGGTAGATCCGGCCTGATATCCTATTGCGACGGTATCGCTCCCCTGACTCGTCGAACCGGCCTGATACCCTATGGCGACGGCATTCACACCCTGTGTCTGCCAGCCGGCATTCAGACCGATCGCGATCGCGCGACTCCCCTGTGTAATCCAACCTGCCTGATATCCTATCGCGATGGAACTGTTGCCCTGTGTGTTCTGACCGGCCTGTAGGCCGATGGCAACCGCATTCTGACCCTGATATGTTGACCCGGCTTGGTATCCTACCGCGACCGCATTCTGTCCCTGGCTCGTCGAGCCGGCCAGACCCCCGATCGCGACGGCCTGTATCCCCTGTGTGAACTGACCGGCCTGCGTCCCAACTGCAACCGCCTGAGTCCCCTGAGCACTCCATCCTGTCTGTGATCCGATCGCAATAGCGTTCGATCCCTGTGTCTGCCAGCCGGCCTGAGAACCAATCGCAACCGCACTCTGTCCCTGGACTGTCGATCCCGCCTGGTATCCGATCGCGACACCCTGTTGTCCCTGTGTGAACTGACCGGCCTGCACCCCGATCGCAACCGCCTGTTGGCCCTGGGTATTGGTTGCAGCCTGAGTGCCAATCGCAATCGCACTCGAACCCTGTGTTTGGAGTCCGGCCTGATTGCCGATAGCGATTGCGCTGGCTCCCTGAGTATTCTGCCCGGCGGATGTGCCGATCGCAATGGCATTCTGATCCTGGACTGTCGAGCCGGCCTGGTATCCGATCGCGATAGACTGTGTCCCCTGTGTATTCGATCCCGCCTGAAACCCGACAGCAATAGCACCCTGGCCCTGTGTGTTCTGGCCAGCAGAAATACCGATCGCGACAGCACTGGAACCCTGTGTGGCCTGACCGGCCGATGACCCGATCGCGACAGCACCGGAACCCTGTGTGTTCTGACCCGCCTGAAGTCCGATCGCAATACACTGCGTGCCCTGGAAGGTGCAGCCCGCCTGTTGTCCGATCGCAACGGCATTCTGGCCCTGGGTCCTGAATCCGGCCTGGTTGCCGATGGCAACTGCACTGGATCCCTGAGTGCTGAATCCGGCCTGGTTGCCGATGGCAACTGCACTGGATCCCTGAGTGCTGTTTCCCGCAGAAGTGCCAATCGCAACCGCATTCGATCCCTGAGTGAGGGTACCGGCAGAATTCCCAATGGCCACTGCATTCGATCCTTGTGTTTGTGCGCCTGCTAATTGTCCTACTGCAATAGCATTCGATCCCTGGGTGTTAAGGCCAGCACCAAAACCGATTGCGACCGCATAAGATCCTTGTGTATTCTGACCAGCATTAGCTCCTATGGCAACCGCACTCAGGCCTTGTGTTGATTGCCCCGCCAATGAACCAACTGCGACCGAAGTCGATGCTTGGTTGACGAATCCTGCCAGATTTCCGATTGCGACCGCCTGTTGTCCCTGAGTATTCTGACCCGCCTGGTTCCCGATGGCAACCGCCTGTTGTCCCTGATTGTTGGAGCCCACCTGAGACCCGATTGCGACACACTGTGTTCCCTGCACTCCCTGACCCGCCTGGTATCCGATGGCAACGGCCAGTGTAAACTGACTTGTCGAACCGGCCTGAGTGCCGATAGCGACAGCATTCTGTGCCTGATTCGTTCCACCGGCTTGTTGTCCAATCGCAATCGCCTGCTGCGACTGGCTCGTTGAACCAGCCTGAAAGCCAATACTGATAGCATATTGTCCCTGAGTATTCTGACCGGCCTGGTTGCCTATCGCGACCGCATTGATCCCTTGTGTGATCTGACCAGCATTAAATCCGATCGCGACCGCATTAGATCCTTGTGTGTTCGCACCGGCCTGTAATCCGATCGCAAGCGCCTGCTGACCCTGATTGTTGCTTCCGGCTGATTGTCCGATCGCAATGGAGCTTATTCCTTGTGTGAGCTGACCAGCATTTGGACCGATCGCCATTGCACTCGCTCCCTGCACAACCTGACCGGCCTGATACCCGATCGCTATACCCTGTGGTCCCTGTGTATTCTGACCCGCCTGAGATCCGACCGAAACCGCAAACTGATTCTGACCCGTGGATCCCGCCTGGTATCCTACCGCAACACCCTGTGTCCCCTGGCTAGTGGATCCCGCCTGCAACCCGATCGCCACTGCACCTGTCCCCTGCGTTAAGAATCCGGCAGAATTGCCGATTGCAACCGCATTGATACCCTGAGTATTCTGACCGGCCTGGTATCCTATCGCGACCGCCAGTGTTCCCTGACTCGTGGAGCCCGCTCGGTATCCAATGGCGACGGCATTCTGACTCTGAGTGAACTGACCGGCCAGAGCCCCGATTGCGATCGATTGTGTCCCCTGAGACACGGACCCGGCATTACCGCCAATCGTTATCTGGGTCGAACCAACAGCCCACGAATTACTGATATTGTTCCAATACAGGTAATCTGCATAATTTGTGCCGGACGGAGTCGGTCCCGTCGCACCAGTCGCACCTGTCGACCCCGTCCTACCCGTCTGTCCGGTTGATCCAGTTGCACCGGTCGATCCTGTCGCTCCGGTCGCACCGGTCGATCCGGTC